CTTCGTATAATGTAAGCCTGATTATGTAACATAGCCGATTTGCTTTAATTTCTGTGGGCAAATCGGCGTTATTTTACATAGTCGGCATTATGCGATCTGAAGGCTAGAGCAGGGCACTTTTACATTAATCCTCTAGAATCAAGTTTCCTGAAGCACCTACACTTATTTTCTCAAGCGCTAGACTTATAACAGCGTGTACAACTTCGCTATCTCTTAGTGGTTGTTTATTTTTTTCCATAAGTTTCTTATTTAACGCAACCGCTTTTATGCGGATCGCTTCTTGTTCTTCATCACTTAATCTCACGGTTTTTGCCATTTCTGTTACCTAGTTCCTAGACTGCCTACAAATATACAAATAAATATGTATACAAGTGTTGCATATACATGCATATTTGTTCTATATTTTCTGCAATGTGATTTGTATACATGTATAAAATGGATAAAGAACAAGCATTCGAGATCGTGGCTAAGATCATTTTCGATAGAGCCTGCACTTTAGTTGTTGGGGGAAATCCTGCTTACGAGTCGGAACTTGTTCTACGTCACATTGAAATGTGCATGGTGGAGTGGGGCTATAAGTCTGCCAAAGTAGCGGATTACTATGACATGTTAAAAGCAGAGAATGATAATTTTCGTTCGATGGGGATTTGCTAATGGGTGAGTATAAAAAACAACCAAACCCCACAGCTTTATCGGGGGGATTGAAAAATGCGATGGTTGTAACCCCCATTAATAAGATGGGGGTAAAGACATCCGATACGCAACTGCAAGATGCCGATCTCCCGTATCAAGAGCATTCGTTATACACAATTCCATACGCTCACATGGTGATGACATCTTCAGGTGTTAAACCAGTTCAATGCCGTCTGCCTGCTGACAATGAAATTGCCGTGATTGACTGGGTAAATTTCACAATCGGAATTGAGACTTTAGGTGATAAGTATTGGAATGAAGATGAATACATCATCGATACACACCGTTGGACGGCTGCTGTAGAGGAATTGGACCACCAGTTACATCACATCTTTGGATTCTCAACGACTGCATGCCGTCATGGCGGTCTGAATTTCTATAAAGAAAGCTATGTACTAGGTGAAGATTTCGGCTTTGTCTGCATTGGCGGTCAACGTAATACCATCTTAATTATGATTAATGGTCGTGGTTGCAACTTTGCTAAAAGTGGTTGGGAATTAAGACTTTACAACTTTTTAGTGACTATTGCTAAACGAGCTAAATTAACTCGAGTTGATATTGCACATGATGACTTTGAAGGTAAAAAGATCAATGTTGATTGGGGCAATATGCAAGACGGTTTAGGCGGTTTTAGCTGTGGTAACCGTATGCCGAATATCGAACATAAAGGCAATTGGAAACGTCCAAACGGTAAAGGACGTACTTTAATGGTCGGTGCACGTGAATCAGGCAAGATGCTTCGTTTGTACGAGAAAGGTCGTGCTGAAGGTGATCCGAATGATAATTGGCAACGTGCTGAAGTTGAATTTAAATCAATTGACCGTGTTTTACCGTTCGATATGTTGCTGGCTCCAAGTGAGTACTTCATAGCCTCATACCCATGTTTCGCATTTTTATCTGAAGATATTCAACCTGCAAGAATTGAAACAATTCAAAAGGTTGCACGCATTAACTTTGATACTGCCATTAAGAACCTTAAACACCAATATGGTAAGTATATCAATGTTTTTAAACAGGTTTTTGAACCTGAAGAGTTAATCAATATTATTTCTTGCTCTGATCAATTCGCTTATCCGAAGCGGTTAGATCATGTGCTTATAACTGCTCGGAGAATGTAGCAATGATGCAATTTAAAAATAAAGTGAAAATCTTAGGTGCTAAGGCTGTTGATTTTAAAACTGACGATGGTCGTCATTATGACCATGTAGCTTTGTACTGTGAGGTTCCACTTGATCAATCGCAAGGTAATGCGGTTGGTAATGCATGTGAGGTTTTTAACTGGCAAGACCGAACAAATCTAGTGTTGCTTAAGCAACATAAATTTCCGTTAGAAGCTGATATCACATTTGAAATTGTTACTTCAGGAAAATCTATGAAGTATGTCGTTAAACAAGTTGAGTTGCCAAAGGTAATTTAATGATTGATGTCTTAGACGAGGATGGTGCAAGTAACATTGCACATCCTGAAATCTTCGGAAAACCGAAATAAAGCTATACATTACACATAGTTATTTTTACCGCTTCGTATAATGTATAATATGTTAAAAATCAACAACTTATGTGTAATTTAACTATGACAGAATTTGTTTATACATGCAAGAAGTGCGGTAAAAAGTTTACAAAAACTCTGATTACTGCATCCATTTTTACAAGTGTAAATAACAGATACCACTGGCTTTTGGGGGCGTGGTTTAAAAGCGCAAGCCAGTGGCTCTAATTGGGGATTTTAGAAATGGACATGGTCTGTAAGCAATTATCGTCACCTGATGCTAATGGGGTGCAGTCATGTCTTCAATGGGGTCAAGCTGACCTTTATTTACCACCATTAAGCTACGCCGAAGCTACAACAATTGGGGGCGCTTTTTGGTTATGTCTGGCAGTCGTATGGGCGATTAAAGTCATACGAGTGCAAAATTTTGAAAAGTAAGGAGTTCATCATGAACACTAAAAAACAAGTAATGCTTCAACGTTTCAAACAAGCTGCTGTAGTAGCGACTGCTGCGGGTGCTGCTGCTGCATCTAATGCTGCTGTAGATACTACTGCAATCACTGGGGAACTTTCAGGTGCTGCAACTGCGGGCGCTGCTGTAGCTGCTGCTGCAATTTTGATTCCGCTAGGTATCAAAGTATTTAAATACATCCGTTCTGCATTCTAAGAACCAGTGTATTACATGCGAGCCACCGTAAACGCGCGAGGGCTCGCAGTCGCGTTTACGGGGTGAAGCATGGGTGATATTGGGGCGTACATATGTCTATTAATGATGATTTATATTGGTATAAAAATGTTTTAAGAAGAACAATTTCAACAACAATCCGCTTTTACTTATCTCTCTCAATTATCCTCTCACCAATAATTTTAATAAATGAAGCTAATGCTACCGATGATGGTGATTGGTGGCTTCAGCGCGAAATTAAGTTACAGCAAAACCGTGAAGATTATGCAAGACGTGTCTACGGTCGATCTGCTAGATCATTTACTGAAACTGACCCAGTAACAGCAAAAACAAAAACAGTAGCTAAAATTGCAATTGCTGAATCGTCCCCAACTGCTTCTAAAGTAGGTTCTTCAATGTTTAAACGTGTTGCGTTTTATGCGAAGAATCCAGGCGTACAAATGGTTGGGGTTATGGCTGCAATTCAATTGATTGAGGCTATTGGTTGGGTAATGGAGGATGGTGCATATGTAAAACATAAGCCTGTTGATCAAAATGAACCAGATCCAACTAAAAGATATATTTATCAAATGGATGGTAAGTACTTTAATACAATTTTAGATGGCGCTAATTATTATATTAATAAAAACAATTCTACTTTAACTGGGGTTTTTTATACTAATCCACGTGTTAAGTCTGATCCTGTTAATGGTGGTGCTGCTGAATTTTATTATGATCGTTATAAGAAAAACCCTGATGTCTATTTTGATACTCAATATTCTACTATTTCTAAAGTACTTAATCCTTTTTACAATCCGGAAGCTGAACCTCCTAAAGATCAAATAATTCCGCTTTCTGCTGGGCTTTTGGGTGCAGCAATGATGGGTGAAGGTTATCATGATCCTGTTGATCCAAATCTAGATAGTTCTGTTAATACTGGATTGATGCATAACTCTGTTGCAGATGCTTATGAGCATGCTGGAAATGGTGTGGGTGATGAATTAGCCAATGATATGGATTATCAAATTAAAAATGCTCCATTAACACCAGATGGGCAACCAGCGCCTTTTGGCGATCCTCGCTATAAAACACCGCCATTATCAGATAAGCCTTTTATGAATGATCGTTCATGGCGAACTGATGGTGGTACTGCTGACGGTAAAGCAGAACCGATTAAAGACCCTGAAGGAAATCCGACTGGTGGTCAATCCATATCAATTGAGTTTCCAGTATTTTGTGAATGGGCTTTTACGGTCTGTAAATGGTATGACGATTGGAAAAAAACAGATGAATGGATGAAAGAAGATCCAGAACAAAAAGACCCTGAAAAAGTTGAATTTGATGAAGATGTATCGGCAGGTACTGTAACACTTACGGGTTCGGATGCTTGTCCAAAAGACTCTGTTCAATTCACCGTGATGGGTCAGACCTATACCATTGAATTACCTTATCAGCCTGTTTGTGATGCACTCACTTTCTTTAAGCCTGCCGTGCTTGCTGTAGGGGCGATTACTTCAGCATTTATTGTTGCGGGTATCAATGTGAAGGGAGAAGAATAACTATGAGTTTAGCTAGTCTTCTTTCTAAAGTATCAGAAACAATTTTATCTAGTGCCGTCTCAAAATTACTTAAAGGTGCTGGACTTTCTTTATTTACATACGGTGCAACACAAGGAGCATTTTCCTTAGCTGTAAGCACTATTCAAAGTTATTGGGGCACATTGGGCAACGTATTGTATGTTGTTGGTCTAAGTGGATTTGATCAAGCTATCAGTATGGTTTTATCTGCTATTGCCTTACGTGTTGCATTATCAAGTATGCAAGTTGGGGTACGAAAAAGTGATTAATTTAGTATGTGGTCAACCACGTAATGGCAAATCTCAATTTATGGTGAAAACCATATTAGATATGCTTGAAGAAAATAAAAAATTAGAAGAACAAGGTAAACCGGCAAGACAAATTTATTGCGATATTGATGGTTTGAGAATACCTGAAGTTGAACCTGCTCCAGACGATTGGCGTGATACTCCGGATGGTTCAATTATCATTTATGATGAAGTACATATGCGTAAAGCATATGAGTATAAAGGCAACCAATACTCTCAAGATCAGATGATTAAGGATCTAACAATTCATGGTCATTTCAACAAGGATATATGGCTAATTACGCAAGATCCTGCGCGAATTGAGAAAGGCATTCATAAGCTTATTGATAAGATGTACTTCATAAAGCGACCTAGCTCTAAGCCTCCTTATACGAATGTTTTTGTATTCGATAAGTGGTTATCTAGTCCTGAACCTGCGGCAAATCGTAATGCCAAGCATAAGAAGTATTTTGATCACTATCGTTTTCATTTTAAAGACGAATATCAAAATCTATATCATTCGGCTTCTGATCATTCTAGTGTCAAATTTAAGCTACCTAAACAGCTTTTTGTTTATCTAGCAATCATCCTTGGTATTGTTGGATTAGTTGTAATTGGCTTAATGAATACAAATACATTTAATGTGAATCGCTTTGAGGAAAAACAAAGTGCAGCAGCTTCCAAAAAAGATACTAAAAAGACTGATCAAACGGCTAATCAGAAGACTGACGAACAGAATCTTTTATTAGATCAGCAGTGTTCTAAACAGTTCGGTTTAACCATTGAGCAATGTGCAGATTTACGCGATCCTACAAAAAGAAATGCTGAATTATTGGCAAAAGAAAAAAATGATATGCAAAGTATTGTGCTTCAGTACAACCCTAACAAGCCTTATGATGTTGATGTAAGTCAGATTCAATATGAAGTCACGGCTAAGCCTGTTTTTAGTGGTTGTATTAAAAAGAATGGTCGTTATGTGGCTTATACGCAGCAAGGTACGATTTTGCACGATATGAGCCAATCAGACTGTAAGAAGTTGATTGATCAAGGTGATAGACCATTTAATTACTTTGCTAAACAGCAATCTGGTCAAGTTATTAGTGAACCTGCTCCAGTATTAGCACAGCAACCAACAATATGAAATCATTCACTCTGACTACAAAAACCGTCTATTTGTTGTGACGTATAATTAACAGAGAAGTGTCTTCAGGGGAATTGAGACACATCGTGTAAACTATTAAATCTTGTATAATTTTTGAGTGTCTCAAGGCGTAGTCTAGACACTTTGACGGGGGATATATGACAAAACAAGTTTTTGAATATTTGGAAGAAAAAGCAAGCCAAGTGATAGATACTTCTTTATTACCTTTGGATTGTTTAAAAAACCTAAATGAGTTATCTGGTGCAGTTGATGTTTTAGTGAAATGTGGTTACTTAACTGATAAAGAAAGTATTAATAAGGCGTTTGATATTTTAGAGCAAGTAACCACCTTTGCAGATAATTCTTTACCTAAAAATTAATGACTGAAAGTTCGCATAATGTAAGCCTGATTATGTAACATAGCCGATTTGCTTTAATTTCTGTGGGCAAATCGGCGTTATTTTACATAGTCGGCATTATGCGATCTGAAGGCTAGAGCAGGGCACTTTTACATTAATCCTCTAGAATCAAGTTTCCTGAAGCACCTACACTTATTTTCTCAAGCGCTAGACTTATAACAGCGTGTACAACTTCGCTATCTCTTAGTGGTTGTTTATTTTTTTCCATAAGTTTCTTATTTAACGCAACCGCTTTTATGCGGATCGCTTCTTGTTCTTCATCACTTAATCTCACGGTTTTTGCCATTTCTGTTACCTAGTTCCTAGACTGCCTACAAATATACAAATAAATATGTATACAAGTGTTGCATATACATGCATATTTGTTCTATATTTTCTGCAATGTGATTTGTATACATGTATAAAATGGATAAAGAACAAGCATTCGAGATCGTGGCTAAGATCATTTTCGATAGAGCCTGCACTTTAGTTGTTGGGGGAAATCCTGCTTACGAGTCGGAACTTGTTCTACGTCACATTGAAATGTGCATGGTGGAGTGGGGCTATAAGTCTGCCAAAGTAGCGGATTACTATGACATGTTAAAAGCAGAGAATGATAATTTTCGTTCGATGGGGATTTGCTAATGGGTGAGTATAAAAAACAACCAAACCCCACAGCTTTATCGGGGGGATTGAAAAATGCGATGGTTGTAACCCCCATTAATAAGATGGGGGTAAAGACATCCGATACGCAACTGCAAGATGCCGATCTCCCGTATCAAGAGCATTCGTTATACACAATTCCATACGCTCACATGGTGATGACATCTTCAGGTGTTAAACCAGTTCAATGCCGTCTGCCTGCTGACAATGAAATTGCCGTGATTGACTGGGTAAATTTCACAATCGGAATTGAGACTTTAGGTGATAAGTATTGGAATGAAGATGAATACATCATCGATACACACCGTTGGACGGCTGCTGTAGAGGAATTGGACCACCAGTTACATCACATCTTTGGATTCTCAACGACTGCATGCCGTCATGGCGGTCTGAATTTCTATAAAGAAAGCTATGTACTAGGTGAAGATTTCGGCTTTGTCTGCATTGGCGGTCAACGTAATACCATCTTAATTATGATTAATGGTCGTGGTTGCAACTTTGCTAAAAGTGGTTGGGAATTAAGACTTTACAACTTTTTAGTGACTATTGCTAAACGAGCTAAATTAACTCGAGTTGATATTGCACATGATGACTTTGAAGGTAAAAAGATCAATGTTGATTGGGGCAATATGCAAGACGGTTTAGGCGGTTTTAGCTGTGGTAACCGTATGCCGAATATCGAACATAAAGGCAATTGGAAACGTCCAAACGGTAAAGGACGTACTTTAATGGTCGGTGCACGTGAATCAGGCAAGATGCTTCGTTTGTACGAGAAAGGTCGTGCTGAAGGTGATCCGAATGATAATTGGCAACGTGCTGAAGTTGAATTTAAATCAATTGACCGTGTTTTACCGTTCGATATGTTGCTGGCTCCAAGTGAGTACTTCATAGCCTCATACCCATGTTTCGCATTTTTATCTGAAGATATTCAACCTGCAAGAATTGAAACAATTCAAAAGGTTGCACGCATTAACTTTGATACTGCCATTAAGAACCTTAAACACCAATATGGTAAGTATATCAATGTTTTTAAACAGGTTTTTGAACCTGAAGAGTTAATCAATATTATTTCTTGCTCTGATCAATTCGCTTATCCGAAGCGGTTAGATCATGTGCTTATAACTGCTCGGAGAATGTAGCAATGATGCAATTTAAAAATAAAGTGAAAATCTTAGGTGCTAAGGCTGTTGATTTTAAAACTGACGATGGTCGTCATTATGACCATGTAGCTTTGTACTGTGAGGTTCCACTTGATCAATCGCAAGGTAATGCGGTTGGTAATGCATGTGAGGTTTTTAACTGGCAAGACCGAACAAATCTAGTGTTGCTTAAGCAACATAAATTTCCGTTAGAAGCTGATATCACATTTGAAATTGTTACTTCAGGAAAATCTATGAAGTATGTCGTTAAACAAGTTGAGTTGCCAAAGGTAATTTAATGATTGATGTCTTAGACGAGGATGGTGCAAGTAACATTGCACATCCTGAAATCTTCGGAAAACCGAAATAAAGCTATACATTACACATAGTTATTTTTACCG